GCGTCATACCAAAAGTGAATTTGCCAGTTACCTGCTGCCAGCATGGTTCTTGGGTCGATACCCCGAAAAGAAAGTTATTCAAACAGCGCATACTGCTGAACTCGCCGTGGGGTTTGGTCGTAAAGTCCGAAACCTCGTTGGCGATGACGACTTCAAGTCAGTCTTTAAGGATGTGTCTCTGCGTCAGGACTCGAAAGCTGCCGGTCGCTGGAATACCAACAAGGGTGGAGAATACTTCGCTATCGGTGTCGGCGGTGCCGTGACCGGTAAGGGCGCTGACCTCCTTATCATCGATGACCCGCACAGTGAACAGGAAGCGCGTTCACCGGACGCATCTGTGTTTGACCCGGTGTATGAGTGGTACACGTCAGGTCCACGACAGCGGTTACAGCCGGGAGGCGCAATCGTAATCGTGATGACACGCTGGCATCAACGTGATCTGGCTGGTCAAATATTAAAAGCATCCCATCACAGAGACGGCAGTGATGAGTGGGAGGTGATCCAGCTTCCCGCGATCATGCCGTCTGGCAATCCGCTGTGGCCCGAGTTCTGGTCAAAGGATGAGCTTGAAAAGCTGAAGGCGGAACTTCCTGCTTCAAAGTGGTCTGCCCAGTACCAGCAAGACCCGACTGCTGAAGAGAACGCAATCATCAAGCGCGAGTGGTGGCGGGAATGGGACCGCAAGTCCCCGCCCTCTTGTGAGTTTGTTATCCAGTCTTGGGATACAGCTTTTCTGAAGCATGAGCGTGCCGACTACTCAGCCTGTACAACGTGGGGCGTTTTCTATGACGAGGATGACGGGGCAAATATCATCCTTCTTGACGCCTTCAAAGACAGAATGGAATTCCCTGAACTCAAGAGCGTAGCATATAAAACATATAACGAGTGGGAACCTGACGCCTGTATCGTGGAAGCAAAGGCCGCTGGAACGCCGTTGATCTTTGAATTAAGACAGATGGGAATGCCTATAGGAGAATTCACGCCGTCTCGCGGGAACGACAAAATAGCCCGCGTAAACGCAGTCAGTGATCTTTTTGCCTCTGGCGTTGTTTGGGCACCACCAACTTCATGGGCAGAGGAAGTAATAGAAGAGTTCGCGGCTTTTCCTGTCGGGGAGCACGATGACTTGGTCGATAGCAGCACTCAGGCTTTACTTAGGTTCAGGCAGGGTGGCTTTGTGCGCGTTTCTTCTGATGAAGAGGATGACTTCATCCCCCGCATGAAGGCAGATTACTATTGAGTAAAAGATTAGACGAAATGTCCTTTGAAGAGCTTGAGCTTTGGATGGATGCATACAGGGCATCCAATATGTCTCAACGTGCATTTGCCGAGCAGTCAGGTATCAGCGCAAGAAGCCTCACAAGGCGAATAGAGAAGTATGAGAAACTGGTTGGAGGTAAGGTGGAGCGCCTTGCAGATAGGTCTCGCACTCAACCATTCGAGATTGATTCTGAGCTTTTTGACGAAGTTGCGGACCTTGATGAAATAAAAGAACGGCGCAGAAAAGAGTTTAACCGAACGCATAAGGCAAAAGAATCAAGGAAGCTAATATCCTGTAAAGTTAAGATTGACGGTCCAATAGGTATCCTCCATATGGGGGACAACCATGTCGATGACCCCGGAACAGATATTTCCCTTCTGGAGCGCCATGTTGAGCTTGTCAGGGAAACCGAAGGTCTATTCGGCGCTAATGTGGGCGATATGGCTAACCACTGGGTTGGTCGTCTGGCCCGCCTTCATGCTTACCAGACAACGACCGAGGCTGAGACTTGGAAGCTGGTTGAGTGGTTGATGACAAGTATTGAGTGGTTGTACATCATAGGTGGTAACCATGATTTATGGGTTGGAAATGGAGACCCTGTAAAATGGATGGTGCGGGGGCAGGCTGGTGTGTACGAGGCCCACGGCGCTCGCATTGCCCTCAGGTTTCCGAATGGGGCGGAAGTTGTGGTTAATGCGCGACACGATTGGCCCGGACATTCAATGTGGAACTCCGCTCATGGTCCCTCAAAAGCTGTGCAAAAAGGTGTGACTGATCATATTGTCATCGCGGGTCACAAGCATGTAAGCGGGTATCAAATACTTAAAAACCCTCTTTCTGGTCGTATATCTCATGCTCTTCGTGTAGGATCATACAAAGTATATGATGAGTACGCAGATGCATTAGGCTTGAGTGATGGCAGAATTTCATCTGCGGTTCTTACCATTATTGACCCGTACAAAGAGGATACGGACCCCGGTATGGTAAATGTTTTCCATGATGTTGAGTCTGGGGTGGATTTTTTGAAGTTTTTGCGGGTTAAGCACTTGGGTGTTCTGTAGGGAAAACATTAATGGCTATTGAGAAAAGACTTGAAGAGACTGAAATTGAATTAATGGACCCTGACAATGGCGCTCAGGAAGTAGAGGTTGCCATTGTAAACCCAGAGGCCGTTGCTATTTCAACAGAAGATGGCGGTGTCGTCATTGATTTTGACCCTCAGGCCAGCATTCTTGAGCCAGACGGGCATGACTCAAACCTTGCTGAGTACATGGAGGAAGATGAACTTCGGTCTCTTTGTTCTGATCTTCTGGGAGATTTTCAATCTGACAGGGATTCTCGCTCAGATTGGGCGCAGACGTATGTAGAGGGGCTTGATCTACTTGGCTTAAACATAGATGATCGAACCACACCGTGGCCGGGTGCTTGCGGTGTTTATCATCCCATTCTTACAGAATCAGTTGTTCGCTTTCAGTCTCAGGCAATTATGGAGGTATTCCCTGCATCTGGCCCTGTGAAAACAAAAATTCTCGGCAAAATGACCGATGAAAAAGAAAAGCAGTCCCACCGGGTCCGGGACTACATGAATTTTCTTTTGACCGAGAGGATGACTGAGTACAGGCCGGAAATGGAGCAGTTGCTGTTTAGCCTGCCTCTTGCTGGGTCTGCTTTCAAAAAGGTTTATTACGATACGGCGTTGGGGCGCATATGTACGTCTTTCGTCCCAGCGGAGGATTTCGTTGTTAGTTATGGCGCTTCCGATCTTCTTACGGCAGAGCGCTACACGCATGTCATGCGGAAGACATCAAACGAGATCAGGAAACTACAGGTAGCTGGCCTTTACCGCGATGTGAAGATTGGTAATGCGCCTGTATACGACACGGACATTCAGGAAAAGTATGACGAGCTAGAAGGCGAAAGTTCTACCGGTAGTTCAGATACGCGCCATCAGGTTCTCGAAATGCATGTCGATCTTGATCTTCCCGGCTTTGAGGATGTCGGGTCAGACGGAGAGCCGACTGAGATTGCGCTGCCGTACGTTGTAACCATTTTACGGTCAACTAATGAGGTGCTCTCCATACGTCGTAATTGGTACGAGGACGACGAGCAGAAAACCAAGCGTATGCACTTTGTGCATTACCAGTACATGCCGGGTCTCGGCTTCTACGGTTTTGGCCTGATACACCTCATTGGTGGTATAGCAAAGAGCGCGACCTCGCTGATGCGACAGCTTATCGACGCTGGTACGCTCGCTAATCTTCCGGGTGGCCTGAAGTCTCGCGGCCTCAGGATTAAAGGCGATGACGCGCCAATCATGCCGGGTGAGTTCCGCGACGTTGATGTCCCCGGTGGAGCGATTAAAGACAACATCACTTTCTTGCCCTACAAAGAGCCGTCTAACGTTCTGCATCAGATGCTTGGAGAGCTTGTAGAAGAGGGTCGTCGCTTTGCATCTTTGACAGACTTGAAGCTGGCGGACATGAAGCAGGACGCCCCGGTGGGGACGACGCTTGCTCTCATCGAGCGATCAATGAAAGTGATGACTGCTATTCAGGCTCGCCTCCACGCCTCTATGAAGCGTGAATTTGTTTTGATCTCTGACCTTGTCCATGACTTTGGGGCAGATCAAAACTACGAGTATGAGTCTGAAGATGAGGCAATAAAAGCGGAAGATTTTGACGGTCGTCTGGATATTATTCCAGTGAGTGATCCGAATTCTTCCACCATGAGTCAGCGCATAATGCAGTATCAGGCCGCTTTGCAGCTTTCGCAGCAAGCGCCGCAAATGTACGATCTGCCTGAACTTCATCGTCAAATGCTTGATGTTCTTGGTATTCAGGATGCCGACGTTATTATTCCTCTCTCTAAAGAGGCAGAGCCGCGTGATCCGGTTTCAGAAAATATGGACGTTTTGAACGGCAAACCGCTCAAAGCCTTCTCTTATCAGGATCACGATGCCCACATTCAGGTCCATATGAACGCTATTCAGGACCCGAAGATACAGCAGCTTGTTGGTCAAAGCCCGATGGCTGGCACGATACAGGCAGCTATGGCGGCTCATATTCAAGAGCATCTTGGGTTCAAATATCGCAGAGAAATCGAAAAACAGCTTGGGGTCGAGTTGCCGCCTGAAGGTGAACCACTCCCAGAAGATGTTGAGGTCAAGCTATCTCGTTTGGTTGCCGAGGCTTCTGATCGACTGTTCCGTAAAGATGTTATGGAAGAGCAGATGCGTGAGAACCAAGAGAAACTCAACGATCCTGTATTCCAGTTGCAACAGCAGGAGCTTCAACTTGAGGCTGCTGACTTAGAGCGCAAGGCGCAAACGGACACAGCCCGCATGATTGCGAAGCTGAAAGAAGCGCAAATGCGTCAGGAAACTGAGATTGTGAGAATTAAGTCTCAAGAAAGAATGGAGGGCGCACGTCTGGGTGTTCAGATAGCGCAGGAATCCTTGGAAGCTCAACAGCGCAAAGAAAGCGCTGACAAGCGTCAGGTTCTTGATACTGCAAAAATTCTTGCTGATGTCGGAAAAAACTTGATGGAACCGAATAATAGCAATACAAACACTTCAGGTTAAAAATAACCTGAAGGTGCGAAGTGGTGGACAGAGTTGAAAATGTATACGAGGTGTTTCAAAAAAATCTTAGGTCTGTGATGAATGAGCAGGCCGACTTCTTGGCTACTGGTGGTGCGCGTAGCTTTGAGGAATACCACAAAATTGTGGGTGTAATAGAGGGATTGGCTGTAGCAGAGAGAGAGCTTCTCGATTTGTTTCAGGCTTTGCGTAAAGGAGAAGAAGATGACTGACGACAATGTCGTTAAACTGGCTGAAGCCAGAAAAGCCAAAGCTCTGCCAGAGCCTGTTGGCTACAGAATTTTAATTGCCATACCGGAAAAAGAACAGAAAACAGACGGCGGTGTTTTGTTGCCTGAAGACACGCGAAAGCGTGAGGAGGCGGCGAGCATGGTCGGCATGGTTCTGAAAATGGGTCCTGACGCCTACACGGATACTGAAAGGTTCCCGAATGGACCTTGGTGTAAAGAGGGCGACTTTATACTTATGCGTTCCTACTCGGGTACGCGAATTGAAATTCATGGGCAGGAATTCAGGGTTATCAACGATGACTCTGTTGAGGCTGTTGTTGAGGACCCAAGAGGGATTAAAAAGGTATGAGCGATCAAAGTTTAGCAGAAGACCAGACTGAGGCGGTAGAGATTGATCTGGATATTGATCCAGATGCACTTGAAGTTGAGGTCGTTGATGATACCCCTGAGGAAGACCGGAACCGCCCTAGTAGGGCTGATTCCGAGGAAGACAACGATTCTGACCTAGACGAGAATCAGCTTAGTCAGCGTATTCAGAAACGTATTGGAAAGTTGCGTTATGAGTACAACGAGGAGCGGCGGGAAAAGGAGCGTTTCCAAAGGGAGAACG